TAAGAGATTTAAAAATGCCGGCCATACTACTGTACCACAAATCTTTCTACATATAGGTGGATTTCATGAACTAGAAGATTACTTCTATGGAGAAGAAGTATCATTTAAACCGGATATAAAGCTCGTGGAGGACACTAAACCACCAAAGATAGGTGCATTATCCGGAGAGAAAAAAGTGATATCCTTTGCAGAGAAAAGAGCATTGGTTAAAGCTAGAAAATTATTAGAGGATAAAGATGAGTAAAAAAATTAAATGTCAAAGAGAAGGTTGTTCTAATGAAGCATACCCAGAAGATATGGAGAATGGTGCATCTAATCTTTTATTATGTGATGATTGCTATACAGAAATAAGATATTTACTTGCAGATTATTTAGATATACATATACAAGATATTAAGATATGAGAGTTGCACAGAATGATTATGTATGATATCATAAACATAGACAAAGTTATGACAAAAATAAAACCTATAATAAGAGTACCAAATATTGTGGCAAAAAATTTACTTGACACAAGATATAGGCAGAGGATTGTGAAGAACAAAAAGAAATATAATAGAAGGAGAAATAAAAATGTATGTGATAGCACATAGTTTATTTAAATCAAATAAGTGGTTAAGAGAATGTCCTTGGGAGGAGAACTTTCCAGTAGACCAGTTAGTTGATGACAATAATAGAATATTAAAATTTAAAACAAAACAAGAAGCTCTGGATAATTTAAAATCCTGGGGAGTTAATGTGAGCATTGCTCATGAACAAGGTGTAACAATAGAAGGTATAAATTAATGACTGAAATATTTATGTTATATTATTTTTTAGGCGGAATACTATTAGGAATGTTTTTAATTTTATTAGCATATCTTTTAACCAAAAAATAGGAGGTAAAATGTACGACCCAGTAGTAATAACAATGTTAGAAAAGAATGTGAAGGATTTACAAGAACAATTAAAAAACTCTCACATTAGAATTAAACAGTTAAATGAAGAGAATTATAAATTAAGAAGAGCATTAGGCATAGAAAAAGATAACGGAAAAAACATAACTAATTCTTCTGATGGAGTGTGGTTAGGAGATGCACAGATGCCTGATGCGGAGCATTTAAAAAAACAGTCTAGTATAGATAAAGATGAGTAAGGCAAGAGAAAGAAGATTAAAGGCAACCGGTAAATGGTTTAAGAAAAATGAAAGGCCAGAAAATTTATGGTACAACCACATCTTTCCTATTGCGTTATTAATAAGTTTATTTTTTTTAATTTATAATTTATAGGAGTTTGAAATGAATAATCTTTGGGATAAAGATGCAAAAAAAATGTATCGAAAATTATTTAGAGAGTACAAACGAGAGGGTTGCTCTAATGAAGAGGCAAAAAGATATGCTGAAAACGATTGTAAAAACAGCATCGGACTTGATATTTTTTCAGCAGGAAAAGTTTATAAAAATAAGTTAGAAGATTTTGATTGACATAAAAAAATATCTCGATATAATATATAAATATTTTAATATAATAATTAATATAATAATTAATATATTTATTTTATTATTATCCTTATGGGTATTATATATTTTTATTATGATGTTTTATTATACTTTTAAATAAATAAAAAGAAAGGAAAATAAATTGATAGGATTAGAATTTATATTAATATACACTGCGATATACACTATCATAGGTTTAAGCAATAGCATAGGTATGATGTGATGCAGAGTAAGTGGATAAGCAGAGGAGAATGCCCTTCGTGTGGGTCAAGTAATGGTTACAACATTCATGTTGATGGACATGCCTTCTGCTTTTCCTGTAACAAAAGATTTAACAATGTAGGAGAGGCAAAAGTGCAAAGCAAAGTAGTAGAAATACAAAATAAAATTTCTAGCACAGGAGATTATGGGAGTATAACTGATAGAAGAATATCAGAACAAACTGCTAGAAAATACAGAACAAAATTAAGAAGGAATGGTACAGTAATAACACACCATTACTATGAATATTTTAATACAGATGGTAGCCATGTTGCTACAAAGATTCGCCAGGTAGAAGGTAAAAGAATATGGTCTCAAGGAGATATGGGAGATGCCTTACTGTTTGGTCAAAACTTATTTAAGTCAGGCGGAAAATATATTACTATCGTTGAAGGAGAGATAGATGCCATGTCTACTTACGAAATGTTAGGTAGCAAGTGGGCGGTGGTGTCAATCAAGAATGGAGTACAAAGTGCTGTACAGAATTGTAAACAACACTTGGAGTACCTAAACAGTTTCGATAATGTTGTTGTATGTTTTGATAACGACAAGCCTGGGATTGAGGCCTCACAAAAGGTTGCTCAATTATTTGAACCTAACAAGTGTAAGATTGTAAGATTAGATTACAAAGACCCTAACGAATATCAGAAGATTGGAAAGTCAAAGGAGTTTGTTCAGGACTGGTGGAGTGCAGAATCATACACACCGGCAGGCATAATGAACCTTGCCAAGTTAGGAGACTCTTTGTATGAAGAAGATTATTGTGAAACTATACCCTATCCTTGGAGTGCTATGAACGAAAAAACATATGGCATGAGAACAGGAGAGTTAGTTACATTTACTTCCGGTGCCGGCATGGGTAAGTCTTCAATCATGCGTGAGTTGATGCACCACATTCTTAAAAACTCTAATGACAATATAGGAATACTAGCATTGGAAGAGAGTACAAAGAATACTGCCTTCAACATCATGTCAGTAGAAGCCAATCAAAGATTATACATAAAAGAAATACGTAATCAATTTTCAAGAGAACAATTAAATCAATGGCAGAAAGATACGATTGGTTCTGGTAGGTTCTTTGCCTTCGACCACTTTGGTTCAATAGGTAATGATGAGATACTATCTAGGGTTAGATACATGGCCAAGTCTTTAGATTGTAAGTGGATATTTTTAGACCATTTATCTATCCTAGTTAGTGGGCAAGATGAAGGAGATGAAAGAAAATCTATTGATGTATTGATGACTAAATTACGTTCACTGGTAGAAGAAACTGGAGTTGGTTTATTATTAGTATCACATCTTCGTAGACCATCAGGAGATTTAGGACACGAGAATGGAAAGGAAGTTACTCTATCACATTTGAGAGGGAGTGCAAGTATTGCTCACCTATCTGATAGTGTGATTGCTTTAGAAAGAAATCAACAAGCAGATGATGAAGTTATAGCATGCACAACAACAATTCGTATATTAAAGAATAGATATACTGGAGAGACAGGTGTATGTTCTTACTTGCATTATGATAAAAAGTCTGGTAGAATGTCACAAATAGACAATCCTTTTGAAGATGAATTTAACGAAGCACAAGGAGTAATGTAATGAATTGTTGGCACTGCGGAGTAGAACTAATATGGGGTGGAGACCATGACCTTGAAGAAGAAGACCATTATGATATTGTTACTAATTTAAGTTGTCCTAAATGTGAAACACATGTAGACGTATATCATAAGTTTGATTTTCCTACTATGAAAAAACAACAAGAGTTATTTAGTGAACCTGAGATGTGGAGTCATTATTGTCCAGAAGAAAAATCAGAAATGGAAATAGGTAAAGGAGAAGACTGTAGTTGGTGTGGAGCAAATGAAAGTAGTTCTTGATATTGAGACAGATGGATTTAATCCTAGCAAGATACATTGTATAGTGGCAAAGGATATAGATACTAATACTGTATATGTATGGGACTCATCTAACATGTATGGTTTTAAAAGTTGGGCTAAAGGTGTAGATAAATTTATCATGCATAATGGTTTATCTTTTGATGCTCCTGTTTTAAATAAATTATTAGATGCAGAGATACTTCCAGGTAATATTGTAGATACATTAATATTATCTCAGTTATTTAATCCTATAAGAGAAAAAGGTCATGGCCTTAAAGCATGGGGAGAAAAACTAAACATGCTTAAAGGTGGTGAGGGAGTAAACTTTTTAAAATATAATAAAGCTATGTTAGATTATTGTAAACAAGACGTAGAGATTACACACGCTGTTTACAAAGAGTTGTTAAAAGAAAGTAAAGGGTTTACAAAAGAGTCTATAGATTTAGAACATGATATTAGATTAATCATAGACCAACAAGAGAAGAATGGTTTTGCTTTTGATATAAGAAAAGCACAGGAGTTATTAGCAAAACTAAAAGATGATATCTATGATTTAGAACAATGGTCTTTGGAAGAGTTTGAACCCACCATTGTAGAGATGAAGACGAAGACAAAGGAGATACCTTTCAACATAGGTTCTCGTCAGCAGATAGCAGATAGGTTGATGAAGAGAGGTTGGAAACCAAAACAGTTTACTGATAAAGATAATATTATAATTAATGAAGCTGTTTTAAAAACAATTAAAGAGCCAGAGTTGAAACTAACTGCAGAAAGATTTGCAAAGTATTTCTTACTGCAGAAAAGGGCAGTAATGGTAGAGTCTTGGATTGAGGCATGTGACACTAATAATAGAGTACATGGAAGAGTAATGACATTACGAACTGTTACTGGTCGCATGGCACATAACTCACCTAACATGGCACAAGTGCCGGCTACATACTCACCTTATGGTAAAGATTGTAGAGGTCTCTGGACTATATCAGATACTATAAATTATAAATTGGTAGGCACTGATGCTAGTGGTTTAGAGTTACGTTGTCTTGCACATTATCTTAATGATACATCTTATACAGATGAGATATTGAATGGAGATATACATACAAAAAATATGGAGTTGGCCGGTATAAAAGATAGAGACCAGGCAAAGACTTTTATATATGCTTTTCTTTATGGTGCTGGTGCAGAGAAGATAGGTAAGATAGTAGGAGCTGGAAAACAACAGGGTAATGTTTTAATTAATAGGTTCTTATCTAACTTACCTTCTCTTAAAAGACTACGTAGTCAGGTAGAAAGTGCTGGCTATAAAGGAAGAATAAAAGCTATTGATGGTAGGTACTTAAAAGTTAGGAGTCCGCATTCGGCATTAAATACTTTATTACAAGGAGCAGGTGCAATTATTTGTAAGCATTGGTTACTAAGAATTATACACAGAGTTTATAATAAAAAACTAGATGTAAAACTTGTGGCCTCTGTGCATGATGAGTACCAGTTTGAAGTACATAATAAAGATATATCAGAGTTTTGTAATATTACAAAGATAGCTATGAAAGAAACGGAGAACTTATTAAAACTAAGATGTCCTTTAGATAACGATTACAAGGTAGGAGTAACATGGGCAGAAACTCATTAGAGCCAAAGACAGAAGATAGAAAGAAGTTTGACCTGGATTTACAGTATGGTCAAGTAAGAGAAAAGATTGTGGCCGACATGCTACAAGATAAAAAAATAGAAGTAAAGTCTGAAAGAGGTATGTGGTTACAGACAGGTAACATAGCTATAGAATATGAAAGCTATGGTAAACCTAGTGGTATTAATGCTACTAACTCAGACTATTGGTTTCATAATTTATGTGTGGGAGATGAAGTGTTTGGCACATTAGTGTTTGAAACAAAGATGTTAAAGAAAATTATTAATGCATCTATTAATAATAACCAGGTTAGGAGTGTATCTGGTGGAGACCATAACGCATCTAGAATGTATTTACTAAATATACAGAATCTTTTTTCTCAAAATATAATTAAAAATTCAACAGGAGATGTCAATGACTAAAGAGACATGGAAACAAATTATATATCCAATTTTTTTTAGAGGTTATGAAATAAGTAACGAAGGTAATATAAGAACTAATTGGAAAAAACATGCTAATCAATATAAAAGAGAACAACAAGAAACTTGGAGAGAACACAAAACATTTAAATATCATAAAGGAAAAAAAACTACAAGTCCTAATAAAAAGTATGTGCAGACAAGATTGAATATTAATAATGATGAATTAGAAAAACAAACAGACCATAATTATTATAAGAAACACAAAAATACAACCACTAGGAGTTTAGATGTTCATAGATTAGTTGCACTACATCACATAGAACTTAAACCAAGTAATCTAAAAGGTTTAAATATGACAGATGAAGAATGGAAAAATGTTCCTAACGTATTAAAAGATTTTGTAAGAGAATGTATAATAGTTAATCATAAAGATAATAATGGTTTAAATAATAACGTTAGTAATTTAGAATTTTGTACTCAAAAATATAATACTCAACATTATTATAGAGAACATTTTACAGAAGAAAAAAGAGAAGAGAGTAGAAAAAAAACATTAGAAGGATTAAAAAGAAAAAAAGTATTGACAGTAAATAATTTTTAATATACAATATAAGTTTATTAACTAAAAAAGGAGTACACCAATGAGTGTAATAAGTGGAACTGCTTACTGGGCGAGCATACAAAGCCCAAACACAAAGTTTGAACCAAGCTGGCAAATAGATGTTGGTAATCTAGATGATGCTAACAAAGCTATTGCAGAGAAAGATGGTCTCAATATAAAGACTGATGAGACTAAAGGAGATTATGTTACCATCAAAAGAAAAGTTAAGAGAAAAGATGGTAATGATAATACTCCACCTGTAGTAGTTGATGCACAGAAAAGACCTATGATGGATTTAGTAGGTAATGGTTCTAAAGTTAATGTACTATACACAACGTATGAGTGGAAGTACGCAGGTAAGGAAGGAATATCCGCAGACCTAAAAAAGATTCAGGTTGTTGATTTAATTCCTTACGAAGAGAGAGAAGACTTTGATGTTGTCTCTGATGGTTACGCATCTGCAGAAGCAGGTGGTGAAAAAATTCCTTTTGCCTCTTAATAAGGAATAGTGGGAGTTCCGGCTAAAACCTCCATCCGGTAATCAGCGAGGTCTCCCACAACACATCATGAAAAAAATAGAAACATTAGTAGAAGATATCTACAACTTATTTGAAAAGAAGAATGAAAACTTAACAGAAAAAGAAGTAGATAAATGTATAGATAATTTTGCTAAGTCTGTTAAAGTTCATGTAAAAGATTTTTTAAAACAAAGACCTGAAGAAAAACCTAGGTTGAGATTATCGACAATAGGTAGACCTGATAGACAGTTGTGGTATGATTTTAAAAAGCCACATAATAAACCTTTAGCACCAAGCACTAGAATTAAATTTCTTTATGGTTATATATTAGAAGAGTTATTAATTATGTTGTCTTCTATTGCCGGTCATAAAGTAACACAACAACAAAAGCAAGTACAGGTTGAAGGAATAAAGGGACACCAAGATTGTTTTATTGATGGAGTATTAGTAGATTGTAAGAGTGCATCTGGTATAGGTTATAGTAAATTTAAATATAATAACTTATCTAGTGATGACCCTTTTGGTTATATACCTCAAATATCTGCATATGCTGAAGGCAATGGTGTAGAAGAGGCCGGCTTTTTAGTTATTAATAAATCAACAGGAGAAATATGTTATACAAAAGTACATTCATTGGAGATGATAAATGCAGGAGATAGAATACAAAAAATTAAAAAAGTTGTTAAATCAAATGCACCACCAAGTAGATGTTATCCTGCGATTCCTGATGGAAAATCTGGTAACTTTAGGCTCAATACTCCTTGTGTTTATTGCAATTATAAGTTTGATTGCTGGAGTGATTCTAATGATGGTAAAGGACTTCGTTCTTTTAAGTATTCAACTGGGCAAAGATATTTCACACATGTTGAGAAAGAGCCTAATGTAGAAGAGATAAAGTGAAGAAAGAACCTGATATAATACAGATAGAAAACATATTTTATTCAGAACCTATTAACTCTGAAAGAAGATTATTTTTGTCTGTAATACTTCAGGCACTATTAGATGTATCTAAAAAAATTATTACACCACAAGATAAAGTAAATAAGTCTAGAGCAGAGTCGTGGTTTTTTACAAGTGTGGGAGTAACTTGTGAAAACTTTGAATCAGTTTGCCAAATGGCAGGAGTACAACCAAGTAAAGCTAGGTCATTTGCTTATCAGGTTATACGTTCTACTGATAAAAACTTTTTAAGAAAAAGAATAAGAAATGTTTTGAGAGGTGAAGATGACAAAGAAAAATAAAGATTTGACATTTGCAGAAAGTCATGCTAAACTATATGCTGATATGATAAATTATGAGGAGCAAGAAAACATGGGAATGATGGACGAAGCAATAAAAGAAACAGTAAAAAGTAAAGGCTTTGTAAAAACAGATTTAAAAAAACAAGCATTAAAAGCTACATTAAAACAAATAGGTGGTAATCATTATAAAGATTGTAAGATACAACCTATAGAATATATTTATGCTAATAACTTAACTTATGCCGAAGGTAATGTAATTAAATATGTTACAAGAAGTAGAAGAAAAGGTGGAAGAAAAGATTTAGAGAAAGCAAAGCACTACATAGAAATGATTTTGGAGATGGAATACAATGATGAATAATTATTTACCAACAGAGTATCAAAGTTTTATACACTTATCTAGATATTCTAGATGGTTGCCTGACGAAGGCAGAAGAGAAACATGGATTGAAACAGTATCTAGATTTAGTAACTTTATGCAGATACATTTAAAGAAAAATTTAGGTGTTGAAATAGAAAGTGAAACATGGAGACAGATAGAAGATTATATTATTGGTCTTTCTGTTATGCCTTCTATGAGAGCACTAATGACTGCCGGCACTGCATTAGAAAGAGAAAACATTGCTGGTTATAATTGTTCTTATATTCCTATTGATAATCCAAAAGCATTTGATGAGATACTTTATATTCTTATGAATGGCACAGGTGTAGGTTTTTCTGTTGAAAGACAGTACGCAGATAAGTTGCCTACTATTCCGGATAGAGAGTTTGAAAAAACAGATGATGTAGTATCTGTCAGTGATTCAAAAGAAGGGTGGGCAAGAGCATTTAAAGACTTAATATCTTATCTTTATACTTGTAGAATACCAAAGATAAATGTTAGCAAAGTAAGACCAGCAGGTCAAAGATTAAAAACATTTGGTGGTAGAGCAAGTGGGCCACAACCTTTGGTTAATCTTTTTGATTTTGTTATTGATAAATTTAAAAATGCAAAAGGTAGAAAATTAAACTCTATGGAGTGTCATGATATTGCATGTAAGACAGGTGAAGTTGTAGTTGTAGGTGGTGTGCGTAGGTCTGCTTTAATATCTTTGAGTAATTTATCTGACCAAAGATTAAGAGCAGCAAAGTCTGGTGCTTGGTGGGAGACAACTCCTGAAAGAGCATTAGCAAATAACTCTGTTGTATATACAGAAAAACCAGATGCAGGTATTTTTATGAAGGAGTGGTTGTCTTTATATGAAAGTAAGTCTGGAGAAAGAGGTATATTCAACAGAGTATCAGCACAAGAAAAAGCTAGAGAAAATGGTAGACGTAATGGAGGTTATGATTTTGGTACTAATCCTTGTAGTGAAATAATATTAAGACCTAATCAATTTTGTAATCTAACAGAGGTAGTTGTAAGACCTATGGATACTGAAGAAAGTTTACACAGTAAGATAGAAGTTGCTACTATACTAGGAACAATACAATCTACATTAACTAACTTTGGTTATCTTAGAAAAAGATGGCAACAGAATACTGAAGAGGAAAGACTTCTTGGTGTATCTCTTACAGGTATTATGGATAATTCTCTTCTTAATAGAAGAAGACATAAACTACCAGAGATGTTACAAAGTATGAAAAATAAAGCTGTGGTTATTAATAAAGAGTGGGCAAATAAATTAGGCATACCTCAGTCAACAGCTATTACTTGTGTCAAACCTTCAGGAACAGTAAGTCAATTAGTTGATAGTGCTAGTGGTATTCATGCTAGACATAACTCACATTATATAAGAACAGTTAGAGGTGATAACAAAGACCCACTTACAGAGTTTATGAAAGAACAAGGTATTCCAAATGAGCCAGACGTAATGAAGCCAGACCATACCACAGTGTTTTCTTTTCCTATGGAATGTGATGCAGGTGCTGTATTTAGAAACACATACTCAGCTATTGAACAATTAGAAATATGGAAATCTTATGCACAACATTGGTGTGAACATAAACCTTCCGTAACTATCTCTGTTAAAGAAGAAGAATGGGTAAACGTAGGTAACTGGTGTTGGGATAATTTTGATTATCTTTCTGGTGTATCTTTCTTACCTTTCTCAGACCATACTTATCAGCAAGCACCTTATCAAGATATAGATAAAGAACAATATGAATCTTTACAATCTAAGATGCCGGCTAAAATAGATTGGTCTAAGTTACAAGACTTTGAGAAGGAGGATAATACTAGAGGTTCACAAGAGTTAGCATGCACTGCAGGTTCATGTGAGTTAGTAGATATTTAATTTTTTTGTTGCACCTAAATAAAAAAAATGTTATAATATCCCTATGGCAAGAAAAGCAATAGGAGCAATTAAGAAGTTTAAATCTTTTTTTAAGAAGGTTACTTCTATAGGTGACTCTGTAAGAAGTAGACCAAAGAATAAACATAAACGTAGAAACTATAAAAAATATAAAGGACAAGGTAAATGAAAATAATTTTATTATTAATAGTAAGTTTAATTACAGTACAATTAAAAGCAGATGCATGGTTTGATTCAGTAGGATATAGATACTACCATGATTTAGATAATGAACGTAAGGGTTCTAAGTTTAGAAGTTATGCTACTAAAAAATTATCTAATGATGATAGATTAAAGATAGCATATGAAAGACAAAGACCTGGTAGTGGTTTTGAATCAGGTGTGTTTTTTATAGATTACGAATGGAAGTTCTAATATGAATATGAAAATTAGAAATGACATGGATACAGTTTATATTGGTTATGACCCTAGAGAACATGCGGCATACGAAGTTTTAAAGTTCTCTATAGAAATACGTGCCAAGAATCCTGTAAGAATTATACCTCTTAAAAAAGAAGCATTAATTAAAAATGGTATGTTTAGAAGAAGGTCTAATAAAATAGGCAATCAACAGTATGATGAGATAGATGGTAGACCTTTCTCTACTGATTTTAGTTTTACTAGATTTCTTATACCACATTTAAGTTTATATACTGGTTTATCTTTATATATGGATTGTGACATGTATTGTTATGGAGATATAACAGAGTTGTTTGATATGTGTAGAGATAGTTACTATCCTGTGTGGGCAGTGCATCATAAATACGCACCTGAAAAAGGAACTAAAATGGATGGTCAAGCACAAGAACCTTACAACATGAAGAACTGGTCTAGTCTTATGATGTTTAATAACGAACATCACTATCTTGATACGTTAAGTATTGATGCTGTGAATACACAAAAAGGTAGATGGTTACATACATTTAAGTGGTTGCCTGATGAAGAGGCAGATATAGGGCAATTACCTGAAGAATGGAACTGGCTTGATGGTCATTCATCAATAGATATAAAACCTAAGATTGTGCACTTTACAACAGGTGGGCCTTGGTTTGCTAAATGGAAACCTAGAGGAGTAACTGAAGGTAAGTATGCTGTGAAATGGTGTGAAGATGCTAGATGGTTACAGATGAAAGGTATTATACCTAGAGAAAAAGATTATTTAATACAATGAGAGAACTAACAAATACATTATATATGTCTTTGAGATGCCATTATAAGAGTCAAGTAAATAAAGCATTATATCAACTTGACTTGGCATTTCAAAAACCTGTTGCAATAGGAGAACATCCTAAGTTAGTAGATGATTGTGTTATTTTAATTAAACAGTTATCAGAAGCGGAAGAAGCATTAGAAACATTGGAGAAAAATTTTGGAATCTACAAAGAAAGAAGTTAATATTGTTACATCATTTAGTGAGACCATACTAAAAGATACAGCAATACATTTATTAAATTCAACAAAAGAAAACTTAGACAATAGTATTAATTTTACTGCTTATTATCATGACTGTAAGATAGATGCCTACTCTTTACCAGATTATACTTATAAAAGTTTACATGATATAAAAGACCATGAAGATTTTTTAAAAAGATATGCAGAGCATGATGGTACAGAAGAAGGTAAGATACCATACAATGAAAAATTAGATGCATTAAAATGGTCACATAAAGTATTTGCCTTAACAGAAAAAGCATTTGAACTAGCGGAAAAAAGTAGAGAAGCTGGTTGGTTAATTTGGATAGATGCAGATTCTTATTTAAAGAAAAGATTAACTAAACAGGATATGTTATCTATGTTAAATGATAAAGCTGATATTGTTTATAATCCTGATGAACCTTTCTTCATGGCTTTTAATTTAGATAAACAACCTACTGTAGATATACTTGCAGATTTACGTGGTGCATATATACTAGGTGAAATGATTAAGTATAGAGAGTGGCATGATTACTATGTATTTTCTAGGCTGTTAAATATTTATCAAGCACATGGTATGAAAGTAGAAAAGATAAATTCCATGAATGATTACTTTTATCATTTTGCTGGTAGACCAGACTTTTCTAAAGTAGCAATACGAAAAGGTAATGGTGAACGAGCTTTTCCTTTATCAGACAATGTTGCTCCTGATATTAAACCTAATAGGTATCAACAAATATCACAGATAATGAAAGAGTATAAACCAAAAACTGTTATTGAGACTGGTACATGGAATGGTGGTAGAGCTATAGAGATGGCATTAACTGCATTTGATTATACTGATACGTTTACTTATCATGGTTATGATTTATTTGAAGATGCGACTATTGAAACAGACCATGAAGAGTTTAATGCAAAGGCACATAATAAATTATCCGCAGTTAAGAAAAGACTAGAAGAGTTTGCAGAACATATGAAAGAAAATAAAAATAAAACTTTTATATTTGAACTTAATAAAGGTAATACTAGAGATATCTTAAAAGACCAAAGTGAATGGTTTGACATGGCACTTATAGGTGGTGGTAATAGTATTAAAACTGTAGCTCATGATTATGATTGTGTAAAGCAAACACCTATTGTAATGCTTGACCATTACTTCAGAGAAGATGATGATAAGATGGCACCTAATGATGCATATTGTGGTGTGAATAAAGTATGGGAGAAATTAAAAGATAATAAAAATATTCGTAAACATGTATTACCTTCCGGAGATAAAGTAAAAGATGGTGGGTTTACACATTTTATGATAGTGTTAAATGATAAAAGTTTAGCTAATATACCTGCTGATTTACAAAGAGTTCCTATTGTAGTTAATCCTAGAGATTGTGTTCCTAAAGATTATATACGTGGTAATATAAAAGATAATATGAAATTAATACCACAGGATAAATTTATACAAAAATGTAGAACACATAATGACCATGCTATTATTATATCCGGTGGGCCAAATATAGATTATGAAGAATTAAAAAATACATTAGCTAAATATCCTGATGCTATAACTATGTGTGTTAAGCATGCATACCCTGGTCTTATAACTAACAATATAAAACCTAACACATGTATATTATTAGACCCACGTTCTATAGAAGGTGAGAGCACACATGGAATTAAGAGAAAAGATTTATTAAAAGATTTAGATAAAGATACTAAGTTTCTTGTTGCATCTATGACAGACCCTTCTGTTACTAATTATCTTATGGAAAAGAAAGCAGACATCTGGGGTTGGCATGCATTTACAGAATCTTTAAGAGATGAAGAAGATAGAAAACATGCTATCAAAAATAATCAAGTAAAGATTAGAGAAGATATAGGTTTACCTGTAGGTGCTACATTAATTACTGGTGGCACGTGTGCAGCTATGAGAGCTATTGGTATGTTACATACTATGGGTTTTAGAAACATGCACTTATTTGGTTTTGAATGTTCATTAGAAAAAGAACCTACAGATGATATGAAGAAAGAAACTACTGGTGCAGATGATGAACCTAAAAGACCAAAGTATTTTCAAGTATCTGTTGGTGATAAATCATATTGGACAACTGGTGAGCTTTTAGCAATGGCACAAGATTGTGAGAAAACTTTTGCTGATAAAACTATGGGTATTAATTATTATTTTTATGGTAAAGATAGTTTAGTATCTGAGATATGGAAAGGTGCTCAACAAAAAGAAACATTACCTAACTATAAGGATATGTTAAATGCATAACAGGGCCGAGCCTTCACAAGATTATGTGGATTTATTAACAGAATATAAAGAACTACACAAAGACCCTAAATACTTTAATGGTATTTGTCTAGTAACACATTTAAATACACTATCAAATATTATAATAAAAGAAGGCACTAAAAGTATTTTAGATTATGGTTGTGGTAAAGGATTATTGTATGATGATGAAAAATATAAAACAATGAAACTTAATAAACAAGGACAGTCATTGCCTAAACCTTTACAAAAAATATGGCAACTTGATTATCATGCTTTATATGACCCAGCATATCCTAAACATAGTAAGCTACCAAAAGGTAGATATGATGCTGTTATATGCACAGATGTTATAGAGCATATAGATGAAAAAGATGTTGATTGGATACTAGAAGAAATATTTTCTTATGCTAGAAAGTTTGTATTCTTAACTATAGCTTGTTACAAAGCATTAAAAACATTTAAAGATGGTAGAAATGTGCATGTAAATATAAAGACACCGGAGTATTGGACAGATAAATTATTAAAGTTACATGATAGACACCCACATTTAAATATACATTATAGTTTAGATGTGTTAGAAGATGAGAATGCGGAGAAGCTAGTATCATTAACAGAGTTTAAAAAAATAGAAAGGAAATAATATGGCACTATTAAGTTTAATAGGACCTGCTACAAAGTTACTCGGTAAGTTTATAGAAGATAAAGATGTAAAAAATAAACTTGCTCATGAGGTAGCTACAATGGCAGAAAAACATGCACAAGAATTAGCTAAAGGACAACTAGAAATAAACAAAGCGGAAGCAAAATCTGGTAATATATTTATTGCCGGTTGGAGGCCCTTCATAGGTTGGGCATGTGGAGTTGCCTTGGTATGGCACTTTATTGCAGCTCCGTTTATTATTTTTTTTGCAGCTTTATTTGGTGCAACATTGCCACCATTACCAGAGTTTGACATGGGTAGTTTAATGACTGTGTTAATGGGTATGCTTGGTCTTGGCGGTCTTAGAACTTTTGAAAAGTATAAGAAAGTTACTAAGTGAAAACTTGCATATTAAAAAAAGGTGAGCAAAGTATTAGTGTTAATGTAAGTAGAAAGAAAGGCACGTGTAGTTTTAAATACTATGGTATGAAACCAGTTAGAGGTTTAGCACCTGGTAGTATAGATAGTTGGGCGGA